CCCTTGGTCTCGTCCGCGGAGGCGTCGCCCTGCAGCACCTTGTTCAGCCGCACCAGGGCGGCCGAGGCGCTTTCCAGCGTGTTGCCGGTGCGCAGCGCCACGTCCTCGAGCCCGGACAGCTTCTCGACGCTGGAGCCGGTGGCATCGGCCAGGTCGTTCAGCTTGTCGATGGCATCCAGCGTGTTGCGGGCCATCGTGACGATGGCGTCGGCCGCCACCGCCGGAGCGATGACGGCGAACATGCGCTTGAGGCCGGCGGCCGCCGAGCTGTAGGACGTCTCGATCTGCCGCGCGTTGCGCTCGGCGATGCGCCCGGCTTCGTCGAGCGAGCGCTGCAGCTCCGCGACGCGCGCGGTGATGTCGATGCTGAGGCTGGCAATGGCCATGGTCAGCGGTCCTTCGCGGGTTTATGGGCCTTGATGGCCAGCAGCCGGATGACCAGCTCTTCCACGTCACGCACGCCGTGGAATTCCACGGCGAAGGGCAGCGATTGCCAGTCGATGCCGCCCATGCCGTTGCCGATCATGTTCCACACTTCAATGGCCAGGGATTCGTCGGGGTCTGGCCGCGGCGGGTCTTCGCCTTCCCACTGGATGCCCGCCGCGGCGTCATCTTGAGCGTCCAGCAGGCGCGTCAGTTTCCCTGGATGGCCTTCTTGCGCTCGAGGTGCTCGGTGATGGTCCGGGCCAGGCCTTCGGCGACGATGCGCACGTAGTCGATGCGGTCTCGCACCACGTCGGCCCACAGCTCCGGGCTGAACTCCGCCGCGTCGGACGAGCCGGCGCTGGAGCCCAGCAGGTCGGCTTCGGTGAAGCCCGACCAGCCGACCACGCACGCCGCGACGTGCTCGGCCGACACGCCGTTGACGTACCGGGCGAACTCCACCTCCGGCGGGCGGCGCACCTGCACTCGCTTGCCGTCGGGCAGGTCCACCCAGTGCGTGCGCTGGCCCAGGCGCTTGAGCAGCAGGACGGCGGCGTCCATCAGGCCGCCAGGCTGAGCACGAAGCCCTTGACCGTGAAGTCGATGGTGCCGGTGCCCACCGCGCCGCTCTGCACGTTCTCGCCGGGCAGCGACGGCTCGCCGGTGAAGATGCGCACCGCCCCGTTGCCCAGCGTGATGCGCACGATCACCGTGCCCTGGTTCTGCACGGCCGCGGCCAGCAGCGCCATGGCGGTGGACGGCGTGTCCTGCGCGATGACGTTCATGCTCACCGTGCCGGCCGGCAGCAGGCCCTGCTCTTCCTGCTTGGTGATGTCGATCAGCCGCGTGACGTCGAGCTTCTCGCTGGCGCCGCCGCCGATGCTGTAGCCCGTCGCCTCCGACAGCGTCTGCCAGGCCGTGACGGCCTTGGCGCTGCCGGCGCTGAAGGTGGCGTAGTTGGTGGTGTCCAGGCCCTGGATCTCCCACGTGTCGGTGGTCTTGTTCTTGGCGCGCCACGCCTGGCCTTCCAGCTGGGCCATGCCGCTGACGCTGTAGAAGTAGCCGACGTCGTCGTTGTTGAAGCCGTGCGCGGTGCTGGTGGCCACGCCGGGGCTGGCCTTGGTGACACCGCTGACGGTCTTGGCTACGCCCAAGGTCTGCGAGATTTCGACCTTGATGTTGCGGCCCTTGACGTTACTCATGATTCATGCTCCTTTGACAGACAGACAGATACCCGGCTGACCGCCGGAACAGAGAGAGACACCTGCTAACCCCACCAGTCCACGGCCAGCGCCACACCGTCCAGGCCGAGCTCGGGCTCGAAGGCGGTGCTGCGCGCCGTCACGGCCGCCCCGCGGTCGGCGGTGGCGGTGCCCACCGCGGTGACCACGGCGTCGGCCACGGCGTCGGCCTGGGCCGCCGTCTCGGCCCAGCACTGCACGGCCAGCGTGCACTGGTCGGCCAGCACCGTGCCGTCCAGCCCCAGCGTGCGCTCGTGCGAGACGCTGAACACGATGAGCGGCAGTGCCGAACCCTGCGGCACGCTGTTGAGTGCCACGCGCGTGCCCACCAGCGCGGTCACCCCGGCGGCGTTGGCCAGCAGGGCGCGAAACTCGGTCTCGACGCTCACGGGGCGGGCGCCTGGCGCTGGTTGAGGCGCTCGATGGCCGGGCCGATCCGCGCCTGGAACACGTCCAGCGCGGCGGACAGCCGGTCGGCGCCGGCTTCCAGGAAGCGCACTCCCGGCAGCATCCGTCCGCCACGGGTGGTGTGGCCGAAGTTGACCCAGCGCCAGTAGTACGGATCCAGGGGCGACTTCGTGCCGCGCTGCGAGCCGCGCACCTTGAGCCGCATCTTGAGGCCGCCGGTGGCGGAGCGCAGCGTCTTGAACTTGGCGCCTGGCGCGGGCCGCACGTTGACGAAGACGCCCACGTCGCCCTGCTGGCGCGCGGCCTTCGACGTGCGCACGCTCAGCGCCCTGCGCAGGGTGCCGGGCTTGCGGTAGCCGCGTCGCACCGCCATGGCGCTGGCACTGATGACGGGCGCCTTGGCGCGCGCGGCGTTGCGCACCACCAGGCCGGCAGCGCGCAGGGCCTCTCGCAGGGCACGCACGCGCAGCTTGGCCGGGATGCTGGACAGTGCCTGGCGCAGGTCTGCGATGCCGCGCACCTTGACGTCCAGGCCGAGGTCGCTCATCGCCCATCCCCCACGCCGGCGGCGGCCAGCAGCTCGAGCGTGTGGTGCCCGCCGCCCACGTCCACCACGGCCACGATGTCGTGCGCCTGGTCGCGCCACAGCACGCGCATGGCGGTGGTGACGCCGCTGCGCCACCGCACGCGGAAACGTACGCTGGCTTCGCTTTGCATCTGGCCGGCGGCCCAGAACTCCCGCCCGCGCAGGGGCTGGGCCTGCGCCCACAGCGTCGCCACGTCCTGCCAGGTGGTGGACGGCTGGCCGAGCGAATCGACGCCGGCCACGCGCTGCTGCAGGCGGATGCGCTGGTCCATGCGACCAGGATCGAGGGTCACGGCCGGGCGCCCATCGTCGTCTTGTTCGACGCGTTCAGCAGGAACCACGAGCCGTCGAAGGCCAGCGTGGGGCGCTCGCTGTTGAGCGTCCAGCGCGGAGTCGCGGCGCCCTTGCAGGGCGACGTCGACTGCAGCGCGACGCTCGTGGTGTCGGCCACCAGCAGCGGGTCGCTGGACTGGCTGCCACCCAGGTCGACATTGGTGCCGCTGGCGACCGAGGGCGCGTTGCCGCTGCCGTAGTTGATCTCGCCGTAGTCGATGTTGCCGGAGCCGGTCTTGGCCAGCGTGATGCCGCCGCTGGCCAGCACAGCGCCCTTGAAGTTGAGCTTGGAACCGGCCGTGCCGATGAAGGCGCCGACGTCATTGGCCTGGCCGCTGGAGCCGACGTTGCCGCGGCCGGAGAAGCCGAAGACGCTCTGCGTGATGGCCGCGGTGCTCCAGGAGATCGACAGGCCGCCAGGGCCCGCGGAGGCGCTGCACGCCACCGACTCGCCGGAGTTGAACTTGACGTACCCGCTGCCGATGCGCATGAACCCGCCGCCACCGCCGGCGGTGCACGACTCGCCGCGCACGCCCTCGACGGTCACGATGCTGGTGCTCGAGGCGTCGAGCAGGAACCCGCCGCCGTGCGTCGACCCCGTGGCGCTGCAGCGCGTGGCCTTGGTGCCCGGCCCCAGGTAGACGGCGGTGTAGGCCTGCGTGCGGCCGCCGCCGCCGCCGTTGGTGCAGGTGCAGTCGCGCGATTCGACGCCGTAGAACTCGACGTCCGCACTGGCATGGTTGACGATCCAGCCGCGCGCCGACGAGCCGCCGCTGGCATTGAGCAACAGCGCGTTGATCAGGCGCTGCTTCGATGCGTTCGCACTGGTGAAGGCCCAGCAGGCCGCGTTGGCCACACCGAACGCATCGATGGTGAAGGGCTTGCTGGCGCCGCCGTCGCTGATCCAGTCGATCGCCACGTTCGACGCGCATGCGCTGGCGACTCCGAGGTTGCCAGAACCGGTCCACGGCGTCGTGGACTCGATGACGTAGCGCACGCCGCGGGTGCCGAGGTAGTAGCCGGTGACCATCGCCGCGGCGAGGTTGTGCGTGACCGAGTTGACCAGGGCATTGAGGTCAGCCGGGTCCACGTTGTTCTTGACCGCCGAGGGCACGGTGCCGCCGGCCAGGTAGTGCGACGAGCGGGTCTTGCGGGCCCACAGCGTCGCCCGCTCCTTGACCCCGACCGACTTGGTGATCCAGGACGAGCTGCTCAGCGGCACGAGGTGCGAATTGGCCCCTTCGAACACGCACTGCTCCGCAGTGAGCGCAGCGAAGTGCGCCGCATCGGCGTTGTTCTGGTTCGACGCGTAGTCGGCGGTGACGATGGCGGCGGTGGTGAGGCCGCCCAGGATGAGCGCGTCGTCGCCGACGAACCGGCCGCGAATCTTCACGGTGCCGGCGCCGGCGTTGTCGTAGGCGGCCCCCGACCAGCGGCGCTTGAGGTTCTGCAGCTGGATGAACGAGTAGAAGGTGCAGAGCGAGTCGAAGTCGATGTTGGCCAGGTAGCCGTAGGGCGACGCGTCCTGCACGATCGACAGGAACGACAGGAACTGCGTGGCCTTGATCGTGAACGCGTCGCCGTTCTCGATCTTCATGCAGTCGTTGCCGTTCGAATCGAACTTGCACGAGTCGATGGTGATGTTCTTCGTCACCCGCGTGAGCGCGGTGGTGTCGAAGTCGACGTAGTGCCCGATGTAGACACCGGACCCCGGCGGGCCATAGGCGGGCCGCGGGGTGACGAGGCGGCGCAGCGTGATGGTGTCGCAGTCGTTGAACTGCATGGCCTGCGCCTGGCCGTCGTACAGGGTCAGGTCCTCCATCAGGCCGCTCTGCGTGATGCCGATCGCGCGGTGCGAGATGAGGTTGCCCGAGGTGTTCGCGCGCGCGCCGGAAGGCAGCCGGTTGGCTGCGCCGCGCAAGATCCCGTTCCTGATGGTCCAGCCGGTGGCGTCGCGCGTGCCGAGGACCGAATACCCGTCGGTGTCCAGCGTGTTGTTCAGCACCCCGGCGCACAGCAGCGTGCAGCCGTTCAGGTCGAACGTGCGGCCGGTCGGCACGGAGATTCCCAGGCCGTTGTTCGCTGCGACGTTCGGGATCACCGGCACGACGCTGCCGGCGCTTCCGACGACATCGTCGCCGCCGTTCAGCCAGGTCTGGATCTGGGCGGCGGTCGTGAGCGGAGTGGCGTATTGGGTGGTCATGGCTCAGTTCCCGAGCTCGAGCGAGACGGTGCAGTCGTTGGACCCGGAGCGGCGCAGCCAGAAGCCCTCGGTCTCGGAGATCACCTTGCCCGCAGGGGTCATCACGTACGGATCGGACAGTTCGGACGCCGCCGATGCGCCCTGCGCGACTCGCACGCCTTCGCTGGTGGTGGAAGGCAGGATCGCGGCCCTGGTGTAGCCGCCCATGGGGAAGAAGATCGGCGTCGTGCTGATCACCACCACGCATTGCGCGGCGGCCGGCGCCATGGGCAGGTTGCCGATGGTGCCGCCGGCAGCGGCCGCGCTGGCGCCACGCTCGCCGTTCAGCCGCCCGGAGTTGACCTGGCTGCCCGTCACGCTGCCCACGTCAGTACCCCATGCTGCAGGTGGCCGTGGCGCCGCCGGCGATGGCGGTGATGTCCGCCCGCAGGTGCGACCAGGGCTCGCCGTCGATGAGCCACTCGGCATGGTCGTTGGCGCCCGACAGCGTGAAGGTGGCAATGGTCGACGGCGCGGAGTCGTCCGCGCCGACGTAGCCGTACACGACGACGGTGGCGCTGCCGCCGGCGGAGGACAGCCTCGCCTTCAGCAGCGCCGTGTGCCAGGGCAGGCCGACGATGAGGCCGGTGGCCTGCGCGGTGTCCTGCACGAGGGTCTTGCTCTGACCGGGCATGGAGTGCTCCTTGGTGCGTTTCAGTTGATCGCCCAGACCCGCCAGGGGTCGAGCAGACCGTCCAGCAGCGGCAGGGCCGCCAGGCTGTCGGTGGACATGGCCTCGCGGTGCCGGTGGTAGTGCGCCACGTGCAGCAGCACCCATTGCTTGACCGCCTGCGGCACGGAGGCCTGCGCCCAGCCGGCCTCGTACGTGACGGTGACCGCGTTGACCGCCTCGGACTGCGTGCCGGGCCAGCTGGTGCCGGGCGCGGGCAGCACGCGCGCGGTGTTGCTGTCCTTGTCCACCTGGTAGGACGGCGCGCCGAGCGTCTGCGACTGGCCGGCGATGTCCAGGTACACGACCGAGGTGACGCTGCTCACGGGGCCGCCTGGCAGGCGGATCTCGCCCGCGGGGAAGCCGTCGAGCTTGAGCGTGCAGACCTGCTGCGCCACGGAGAGCCGCGCGACGTTTTCGCACAGCTGGCGCGCGGCCACGATCAGCGCCACGATCAGCGCGTCGTCGTCGCTGCCGTCGACGCGGCAGTGCAGCTTGGCCTCGGCCAGCGTGACCGGCTCGAGCGCGCCCTGCTTCAGCGTGCGGTTGAAGTTCATTTCGGGTGTTGGGGTCCCCGGGGCACGCGGCCCCGGGGATGGCCGGACAAGCGCCGGCGTTCAGCTGCCCGCAGCTCAGACCGGCGGGTTGATGGTCGGCCCGTTGGCCGGGTGGCCCAGGATGGCCACCGCGGACAGCAGCGCCGCGCTGGCGTTGTTGGCTGGCGTGATGGTCAGCCGCACGTAGCGCTTGTTGCCGATGTAGCCGATCTTGCGGGTCTCGTTGTCGTCGTCGAACTGGAACGACGCCGTGGTCTCGAGGCCCAGCAGGTTGGCGTCGGCCACCGCCGCCGCGTCGCTGAGGTTGGCGGCGTCGCCGTCTTCCACCAGCACGGTGAAGGTGGCGTCGGCATCGGCCAGGCTGCCGGTGGCGATCACGAATTCCAGGCTCTTGAAGCCCTGGCGGTCGATGATCTGGGACACCTGGGCGGTGTTGTCCGAGACCGACACGGGGCTGATGGCCCGCAGCGGGTGGATGTTGTTGTGAAGGTCGCGCATGTCGATGATCCTTTGACGTTGAGGTGTACGGTGGGCGGCACCGCCGGCGCGGCATGCGGGGCGGGCCCGCGCGCCGCGCCGGCGCATGACGCGATCAGGTGCTGCACTTCAGCAGCTTGATGGCCTCGAAGTTGGTGATGCCGCCGCCGACGCGCTTGCTGAAGTGGAACTTGGTGACGCCCTTCTTGGTGAGCGCGTCGCGGATGACGCTGACGCCGCGCCGGTCGACGATGGTGTAGCCGCGGCGCCAGTTGCCGTAGGCCATCAGCATGTTGTTGCTGCCGGCCGAGGGCATGTAGTCGTCGATCTCCACCGGCGCGCCCAGCAGGCGGCCGCCGAAGCCGGCGGACGGATCGGGCTGCCACAGGTAAAAGGCGCCGGAGCCGTCCTTCATCTGGCGGATCTTGGACAGCGTGGCGTCATTGGCCAGGAACGCCGCGCCGTTGCGATAGCGGCTCTTCAGCGCGTGCTGCAGGCTGATGATGGCGTCGCCAGGGTTGCTGGCCGCGAAGTCCGACGCGCCGCCGGTGACGACGAAGCCGACCTTGCCCCAGGCATAGCTGGCGTTGGCCACCGAGCTGTACTGCAGGAAGCCGCGCGCGCCGCCGACGCCGGTGCCGTTGATGAAGGCGTTGCCCTCGTATTCGGCGAAGGCGATGCCGGCCTCGTCGGTCAGGTCGGCCTCGAGGTCGTACTCGGCGTCTTCCAGCATCTCGTTCGTGACCCACGGCTCGACGTAGCTGCGGTGCGGCTTGATCTCGATTTCGGCGTACTTCACGCCGGTGCTTTCCGCCGAGTCTTCGCCCTCGCCGACGGTCACTGCCGTCAGGCCGCTGGTCTTGACGAACTTCTTGTAGCTGCCCTTGCCGATGACGCGCACGGTGGCCAGGCGGCGCATGGCGACGTCGGCTTCCACCACGCGGTCGATCGCGGTGTCCATCTCCTCGTCGACCAGGTAGCCGCCATCCGGGTCGGAGCCGGTGTTCATGGCCTTGCGCTCGATGGCCTGCAGGCCGCCGTCCTTGCCTTCGCGCAGGTAGTCGCGCATGGCGTTCTTGTGCGCCAGCTGGTCGGCACTCAGGCCCTTGTCGTCGGCGGCGCCGGGGCGCTGCATCTTCTTGACGATGTCGGAGATCTCGGCCGACAGCTTGTTCAGCTCGGTGTTGACGGCGTCGACCTTGCCGACCAGGTCGGACGGGGCGTAGCCTTTCGACTCGATGGCCTTGATGCGTTCGTCGTTGGCGGACTTGAAGTCCTCCCAGGCCTTGAACTGCTTGTCCAGCATGTCCTTCAGCTCCGGGATGGCGACGGGCGCGTTGGCCAGCATGAGCGCGCCGCCCAGGACATCGGCGTGCGGCCACGCCACGCCGAAGGCAAAGTGCGCCACCGCGGTGGCAATGAGAGCCAGGGCCATGAGGATGACCAGGCTGCGGTTGGAGAGCTTCATCGTGGTTCCTTTCGGGAATGAAAAAGCCGCCCGTGGGCGGCCGGTGTGGGTTGTGCTGCGACTAGCGCGCCAGCACGGCGGTGTTGCGTTGGATCAGCGCGGCCAGCTCGCTGAGTTCTCCGGTGCCTTCGTCCGCCGCGTCTCGCTGGCGGAGCATGGCCTTGAAGCCGTGGCCGATGACGATCTGCGCTTCCTTCCGGCTCAGCCCCGCATCTCGCATGAGCCAGGCCTCGAGGTCGCGCTCGTTGTCCGGGAACGACTTGACGGAGAGCACCCTCGCCTTGCCGTTCGCCGGAAACGTCACCAGGCTGATCTCGATCAGATCAACCCGTTTCAGTAAACGCCGCGGCTCTTCGGGCTTCGAGCGCGGCGTGAAGTCCTTCGCGACGTAGCCGATGCTCAGCCCGTCGATGGCCGGGCGCGGCTGCATCTTCATCAGCGCGTGCAACTCCTGGCCGCGCGGCGTGGGTGCCAGCACGCCGGCTGTCTTCAGGCCGATACCGTCCTCCGACAGATCGGTCAGCACGCCCACCGGCGTCATGTCCTGGGCGGTCATGCCCCAGCCCCCATGCTGGCTGAGGAGCGACGGCCAGACACCGGTCTTGTGCGCACTGGCCAAGGTATCCGCGAAGGCACCCGGCTGGATCACGTCGCCGTACGCGTCGACGTTGCCGAACACGGCGCCGTAGCCGGTGAACTCCATCGGGTTGTCGGCATTGGCGAACTTGATCTCGCCCAGCGGCACGAGCATGCGTTCCATGAGGTTCTCCGTTTCTCAGGCGGCGGGCTGTCCAGACGCCTGCACATTGGTGGCCACCGGCAGCGCGGCGGCGGTGCCGCCCAGGGGGTTCAGTTCTTCCAGCGCGCGCACCTCGTCCTGCGTCATCCATGCCGGCGAGCCGCCGGCACCCAGCGCCTTGGCGAGGTATTCGCTGCGGTCCTTCATGGCGCCGCGCAGCAGGCCCTGGGTGACGAAGCGCGCGTACACGCCGGCGTCGCGGTCGGCTTCGGTCAGCAGGTGCACGTCGATCGACTGCTCGATGCGCTGGTACCAGGGCGCCAGCGTGTGCACCACGTGCGCCAGGAACATCTGCTCGGCGCTGGCGTAGGTGGTGGCCTTGTCGCTGTAGCCGATCATGATCGGCATGACGCGCAGCGCGGCGCAGATCTCGGTGATCTGGTGGCGCCGGGTCTCGATGTGCTGCGCGTCCACGCCGGTGAGCGACTGGCTCAGCCACTTGGCGTTGCGGTCCAGGATCATCGGCAGGCCCCGCGCGCCGCCGGCGTAGTTCTCGGTGATGAACTTGCGCAGGTCGTTGTACTGCGGCGCCGTGAGCGTGCCTTCGACGGCATAGACGCCCGACGGCGCCAGGCCGTTGGCATGCAGGCTGGCCTGCGTGTCTTCGGCGGCGATGGCCAGGCCGATGGCTTCGCGGGCCAGCTGCACCGCGTCCAGCCCGTCCCAGCCCGTCCAGCTGGGGCCCTTGATGTGCCACACCGCCTCGGCCGGGTAGACCTTGCGCGCATCGCCGCGGCCGCGCACCTCGTAGCTGAGCGGGCCGCCCAGCACGTCGGGCGCCTTGACGGTGACGGTGCCGGGCTCGAAGGGGATCAGCTCGGCCACCGCGCCGCGCACCACGTTCTTGAACGCGATGAAGCGCCCGGTCAGCACCAGGTGCAGGGCCATGGTCTCGCGGAACTCGAACGAGGTCTGCCACTCGTTCGGCCGGCGGTACAGCACGCCGTACAGGGGATGCTCGACGGCCGGCAACTTCTTCGTGCCGTCGTCCCGGTACAGCTTGAGCGGCACCTGGGCAATGCCGTCGGCGATGACGCGTGCGCAGGCCAGCACCGTGGACACGCGCAGCGCGGTCTGCCAAGTGACCGGCACGCCGGCCTTGGAACGCGAACCCAGCGCCAGCGCACGGCCCAGCGCGGCGGCGCTGAGTACGGCGCCGTCGCTCTTGCGGGACCAGGGCAGCCAGGCGGCGAGGTGGCGCAGGTTCATGCGGCCGTTTCCCAGAAACTGACGCCTTGCGGCTCGTGCTTCGACACGCACCCGTAGGCCATGACGGCGGCCACGATCAGGTCGATGCGGCCGGTGGCCTTGGCCTTGTCCAGCTTGCGGTTTCCGGCCGGGTCGCTGTTGGTGACGGCGTTGGCTGCGCACCAGGTGAGCACCGGATGGCCGTTGTGCGCCACGCTTTGGTTCAGGATGGCCGTCTCGAAAGCATCGATGGCCGGCCCCATATCCTTGAAACCCTGTCCGAACTCGATCATTTGCGGCAGGGTCATGCCTTCATCGCTGGCGACCTGGAGCAGATCGGCGATGCGCCAACGGTCGAATGCGATGCTGATAATTTCGAACTGGTCAGCCACCTGCATCACGCGTTGCAGGACATGGCGGCGACTGATGGCGCGCCCTGGCGTCGTCTCTAGAAAGCCCTGGCGCTTCCATTCGCGGTAGTCGACACGGTCGCGCTGGCAGCGGTCTTCGAGCCCGCTCTCAGGCAACCAGCACCACGGCAGGATGCGCCACGGCTCGCCGGCCTCGAGTGGTTCCACCAGAAGGACCAGTGCCGTCAGGTCCGTCGTGCTGGACAAGTCCAATCCACCGTAGGCGCGACGTCCGCGCAGCTGCTCGGCGGTAAATTCGACCCGGCACGGGTCCCAGACGTGCGCGCTCAGCCAGGGATTGAGCGCCGCCGTCCACTGGCAGAAATTCAGCCTGCGAACGATGGCCTCCTTGGCCGGCATGCCAAGCGCCTCGGTGACCTGTTCGCGCAGATATTGCAGACCGGGCAAGCCCTTGAACTGCAGGCTCGGATTGGCCTTGGGCCAGCAGGATTCGTCGCTCAGCGGGTCGTCGCCCTGATCAACGCCGCAGACGAAACCGAAGAACGCGTCGTCCACCCGTTTCGCCGCTGCGACCTCGCACGCGTAGTCGTGGTAGATGGCGCAAGGCGTGGTCTTACCGGCGCCGCTGTTGGTGATCATGAAAATCAGCGCCTGGCGCCGCGACTTGGTGCCGGCACGCATCATCTCGACCACCTGCGCGGTCTTGTGCTCGTGCACCTCGTCGATCAGAGCGACGTGCGGCCGTGGGCCGCTTTGGCCGTCATCGGCACTGATCGCCCGGAACCAGCTGCCGGTGGCGCGATATCCGAGGTTCCAGATGTTTTCGGCCATGCCGGATGGCGTGAGGCGGCGGTGCAGCTCCGGGCTGAGCTGGTACATGGCGACCGCGTCACGGAACAGGACCATCGCCTGGTCCTTCTTCGTCGCGGCCGCGTAGATCTCTGCACGGGCTTCACCGTCGGCTGTCAGGCCCAGCATGCCCATACCCGCGGCCAGCGGGCTCTTGCCGCTGCCCTTGGCGGTTTCGACGTAGGCGACGCGGAACCTCCGCACCAGGTCGCCAGTCAACTGGTCATGGCGCAGCCAACCATGCAGGCTGCCGACAACGAAGGCTTGCCAGCCATCGAGCAGGAAGGGTTGGCCTTCGAACTCGCCGCCGTTCAGGCGCAGCACTTCCTCGAAGAAGGCGATGGCGTCTGCCGCATGTTGCATCGACCACTTCAACCCGCGCGTCTCGCCCTCACGCAGATCGCGCAGGTGGCGCGCCGCTGCGTCGCGGACGTGAGGGCCGGCGATGATCTCGCCGGTAAGCACGCGCTGGGCGTACTGGGTGACTCGGTCGACAGGCACGGCCTTGCGCGGCGCACGCTTGCGCTGCGCCACCTTCGGCGCGTCGACCACGGACGTGTCGTTCACTTGCGGAAGAACCTGTCGGTGCCGGTGGCGCCACCGTGGAAGAGATCGCCCTGCGGTGTCACCATGATCCGGGCGCGCGATGCGGGATCAAGGCCGAAACGTGCCATCAGGACTTCAGCGCGCTTGCCACAGGACTGCTGCGCGACCAGCAGCTGGTCCAGCATCTGCGAGCCCTTGTGGCTGTAGGCCACGAACTTGTCGCCGCGCTTCTCGCGCGCAAGGCGGTAATCGGCAACCGCGTCGCACAGCATCTCGAAGGCGACGGTGTCGGCCTCGGTCAGCACCTGGATGCGGCGGAGCATCGGAGCCAGTTCGTTCCAGACCGCCGCGGAGCGTTCGGCAAGGTGCTTCGGCGGCGATAGATCCTGCAGCAGCTGCGGCTCTGGCTCGTTGCTGTTGGCGCGATCAGCACGGCTGGTGCCCGTGACCAACTTTAGCGACGTGGGCTTGCGTGGCCTTCCCATGCCTATAGCCCCCCCATCCCGTTTTGGCATGTTGCGGAGGGAGG